ACTTTAGTAAACTTAAAGGAATAGATAATGGAACTAAGTGAAAATACCTTAACAGTATTGAAGAACTTTGCCTCGATCAATGCTAATATTGTGATGAAGGAAGGTAATGTTCTAAAGACAGTTTCCGAGGCAAAGAACTTATTGGCAAGCGCTTCTATCTTAGAAGATCTTCCTAAAGAGATTGGTGTGTATGATCTCAATGAGTTCCTCGGAGTATTAGGTCTAGTAGATTCACCTCGTGTTGATTGGAGAGATACACATGCTGTGATCTCTGATGCATCAGGTCGGAGTAAGATCAAATACTACTACTCAGATGTTGATATGTTAACATCCCCATCTAAAGATATTGTTATGCCGAGCGTAGACGTTAAGTTTGTGTTAGATAATGATGTCCTAAATAAGATCAAGAGAGCAGCTAGCGCACTTCGGTTAGAAGAGCTAGCCATCTCTGGTACAAATGGTATTATTACTCTATCAGTCGTTGATAGTGATAATGCTACTTCAAATACTTTCTCTATCGATCTTGATGGAGAGTTTGAAGAAGAAAACTTTAATTTCATATTGAATATCTCTAACCTCAAGATGTTACCTGGTAACTATGATGTGGAGATATCTCAGAAGCTGATTTCTCACTTTACTAATACTGAGAATAAAGCTCAATACTGGATTGCATTAGAAAAGACATCAACATACGGAGAATAACATGTCGGATACAGCAGATCAAATGTTTGAAATTGGTAATCGTGCAGCACGTAGCATGGTTGCAGTCATTGATACGATGACACAACGAGGGGCCTTCAAAGGTGAGGAGCTATCTACTATTGGTAACCTACGGGACCAGTGTATTCAGATTATTCAACTAGCAGAGACAAATGAGCAGGAAAAGGCGACAGCCGATACTGAAGAAACCTAGTTGACTATTTATCCTTAATGTATTATATTATGAACTCTGTGAATAAGGATATCAAATGTCAAAAGACTTTCTCTGGGTTGAGAAGTATCGACCCACTTCAATAGCTGATTGTATTCTGCCAGATAGTATGACAGAAGTATTTCAGGAAATGGTAAAGACCGGTGAGCTACACAATATGTTGCTCACCGGTACTGCCGGTCTGGGTAAGACTACTGTCGCTAAAGCTCTGTGTAAAGAGCTTGACTTAGACTATATTATTATTAATGGATCAGAAGAAGGTAACATTGATACTCTACGAGGCAAGATCAAACAGTTTGCCTCATCTGTATCTCTTTCTGGAGGATACAAAGTTGTTATCTTAGATGAGGCTGACTATCTAAATCCTCAATCAACTCAACCTGCTCTGCGCGGATTCATTGAAGAGTTTGCTAACAACTGCCGCTTCATTCTCACTTGTAACTTTAAGAATCGTATTATCGAGCCCCTACACTCTCGTTGCGGTGTCTATGAGTTCAATACATCTAAGAAAGATATGGCATTGCTTGCTGCTAAGTTTATGAAGCGAATGCAATATATACTAGAGACAGAGTCTGTTACATACAACGATCAAGCTCTAGCTGAAGTGATTATGAAACATGCTCCAGATTGGAGGAGGGTTATAAATGAATGTCAACGGTTTGGTGTGGGTGGGGTGCTTTCTTCTAGTAGTGCTATGGATATGGGTAACTCGTATCCAACCCTTTTAGCATATATAAAGGATAAAGACTTTAAGAAAATGCGTCGATGGGTTGTCGACAATAGTGACGTTGACCCATCTGCTGTGTTTAGAGGTATATATGATATTATGACTGATCATATCAAACCTCAAAGTATCCCTCAACTTGTATTAATCTTAGCTGATTATCAATACAAGAACGCTTTTGTAGCTGACCACGAGCTAAATACTGTAGCTTGTATGACAGAAATGATGGCCCAGGTTGAATTCCAATGAGACTTGCTTTAGGGATAGTGGTACTATGGTTATTAATTTATGATGATGCAGCTTTGTTTAAAGTGCTACACGCATTCATAATAGGATTACTCGGATGACACTAATACTATACACACAACCAAGATGTCACTATTGTGAGATCATGAAGCGTATGCTCAGTAAGTTAGACGGCGCTGAAGACTTCCAAGCTGTTGATATTACTAAAGATCCAGAAGCAAAAGCCTTTCTGAAAAAGAAAGGTCATAAGACTGTTCCAATGTTGTATTGGAGAGTGCCTGGCCATGATGTGTGGATTAATAAAGACATTGATACAAAAAAGCTAACAGGGGATAACTTAGGTCAACGAATCAAAGAAGCCATAGCAACAACCAAGAAAGATAACTGTCTTGTGTTCGATGTTGATGGAACGATTACTCCAAGTAGAGAGAAGATAGATCCTGCTTATGCAGAAGTACTAATGGAACTATCTAAGAAGGTTGACATTTACTTTCTTACTGGATCAGATTTTGCTAAGACTAAAGAGCAGTTAGGTGATCTAACCAAAGCCGCAAAAGGTAGCTATCAATGTGCTGGTAACGAGCTATGGGTAAATGATAAGTTGGTTAAGTCTGTACCTGAATTCAACATGTCAAAGGTAATGGTACAGTGGTGTAAACAACAACTAGATCAGAGTCCGTTTCCGATCAGAACAGGTAAAAAGCATATTGACTTACGTCCTGGTATGATGAACTTCTCAATTATTGGCCGAGGGTGTACGAAGAAACAACGACAGCAATATATTAAGTTTGATGAGAAAACCAACGAGAGGGAACAATTAGCAAGAGACTTCAATGAAATATTCCATTCATATTCAGCTCAAATAGCTGGAGAAACTGGCATTGATGTGTGTGAAGATGGGAGAGATAAAGGACAGGTTTACAAACCTCTTCAAGAGGTGTATAATAGTATTATCTTCTTTGGTGATGATACTCAAGAAGGTGGTAATGATTATCCCTTTGCTAAACAAATACAATCCTTTCCTCATAGATGCTTCCATGTATCTGGACCAGAAGAAACATTCGAGGCTTTGGAAGGAATCAAGAGATTGTTTGCTGATGAATGGCCTGGGATAGATAGTGGAGTTGAAGGACAGTTATGAGCCCGTTTGATTATTTGAATTCTATCAATCATAGTAAGAAAGATGTTATGGTTGACGATATGACCGAGAAGTCATATAGTAGTTTTATGATCAATAGATCATTGAGCTACTTTCAAGACACTATCCATTTTGCTAATCTTATGAATCGCTACCACCACTTAGACAATAAGCTACAATATCACTTTCTTATAAATATCATACGTAAACGTAAGCGTTTTTCGAAATGGTTTAAAGTACAAACCGAAAGTGATATTGAAGTGGTAAAGAAATACTATGGCTACAGTAATGAGAAAGCTCGCCAAGCACTGCCACTCCTGTCACCTGATCAGATAACGATAATAAGACAGAAGGTGGATCAAGGTGGAAGAAAGTAACATTGTTCAATGGAGTCCAACAGATATGTTGGAGATCACGCTAAATGAGCCAGATGATTTTTTAAAGGTTCGTGAGACTTTAACACGAATTGGAGTAGCATCTCGAAGAGAGAATAAGCTATTCCAAAGCTGCCATATATTGCATAAGCAAGGTAGATATTTCATAGTACATTTTAAAGAACTATTCCTACTAGACGGTAAGAAAGCCAATCTGGAAGAGACAGATGTGATGCGTAGAAATACGATTGCAACTCTTCTAAGTGATTGGGGATTGATAGATATTGATGGATCGAGTAAGGAGCTAGAATGCGCTCCGCTCCGTCAAATTAAAATCATCCCGTTTAAGGAAAAGGTTCAGTGGGAACTGTGTCCAAAGTATAACATTGGCAACAGATAACTTATATGTAAGTCCCTGTATAAACGTGTGTCACATAGATAGAGACACACGTTTATGTAAAGGCTGCGGTAGAAGTATACAAGAAATTACTGATTGGTCTAGTATGACTCATTCCAATCGTATGGTTATTATGAAGAGGCTTGGGTTTGCGTCCCGAAGAAGTGGACGCCGATCTTCCTCAGAGTAATAGATTACCTCTTATAAATAAGAGTGCAATGCGGAGATAATTCCGGTTGCATTTTTAATCTTGCTTGATCAAAAGGAGATAACAATGACAGGCGTACACACACTTTTCCCACGTTCATCTTTTGTGGGTTTCGATCACTTATTCAATGAGCTAGAATTCACAGCTAAACATTCGAATGATCACTATCCACCCCATAATATTATTAGAACCACTGAAACAGATTATCTGATTGAATTGGCTATTGCTGGGTTTACAAAAGATGAGATCTCTGTAGAAGTTAAAGATAGAACCTTGACTGTTACAGGGGAACATGTTTCTAAAGGTAGAGAGTTTATCCATCGCGGCATTTCGACAAAGAAATTTAAGCGTACTTTTAGGCTGTCCGAACACGTACACGTAAACGGAGCAGATATTCAGGATGGCATTTTGGCAATCGAATTGCAATATGTTATCCCAGAAGATCAGCGTCCTCGTAAAATTACAATTGGAAAATTTAACGAGGTCGAACATGACACAAGCAATACTAACAGCCCACAGCTACTCAACGAGGGCAGTTGAACTAATCATCGAAGCGCTGAAAAGCGTATACAATGCACGGATAGAGCGGAAAGCGATTCGGGAAACTGAAAAAGCTCTAAGCAGTCTATCTGATTATGACTTAGCAGACATTGGCATTTGCCGCGGCGAGATCTATGAAATCGCTAGAGCTAAAGCAACTATTGAACACGTCAAAGTAAATAAAAATTTGCAAGGATGGGTTTAATGACAACAGCAGTAATGTCTACTTTATTCTCGCCCTTATCGGGCTTGTGGTCTTCACTAGATCGCACGATCCAGATTGTGGGATATTCCAAGGCGGCGGCAGAGCTGGCCCGGCAGGGATTTCACGAGGAAGCGAAAGCGTGCATGATGGAAGTTGCCAAATTGCGTGACTAAATAACAAAGAGAGCCCAATCACGGGCTC